CTTCGGACTCTTCTTCGGCCTCTTCTTCGGCCTCTTCTTCGGCCTCTTCTTCGGACTCTTCTTCGGCCTCTTCTTCGGCCTCTTCTTCATATTCTTTTTCCTCTGCTATAGCTTCTTTTTCCTCTACTTTCTCTGTATCTGTTTCTGTTTCTTCTTTTTCTTTAACATTTAATACAATATTTTGAATATTATCTTCTACAATATAACTATCTTCACCTACATCCACATCTACATCCACATCTACATCGCCTACATCATAATCATCTACATCCTCTTTTCTATCATTATCTTCTAATTTTGTGTCAAAAGATTCTAGTTCTTTCTCCTTAATTTCTAAATTAAGTTGTGAAGATTCTGGTTCTGATTCTGATTCTGATTCTGATTCTGATTCTGGTTCTGATTCTGGTTCGGGTGCATGTGCCTGTAACATTGCCAGTGCCTCCGCTTGATTCTTATATTTATTAACTTCGCCTCTAAGAAAAATAACCTGGTTACGCAAAACAATCATTTCAAGTTCAGGATCTAGTTTTGGCTTAGTTCCCTCTGAAACATTCGGTGTAACAGACGAACCTCTTTTCAATAGTTCTTTTATAATCGACAAATTCAATACCTCTTCGTGTGTCTTTTTATATCTATCATATTCATAAAAAAATGTGCCAAGTTTATTTGATAATCCTGATCTAATACAATTCTCAACATCTTTTATAATAGATGTCAAATCAACATGGTCGGTATTTTCATTCTTAATATTTGCCGACATTGTCTTCTTTTTGAAAGATTGGACTGATATATTATAAATATTAAGATTCGTTTAATATGATTTAAAAAATATTTAACAAATATTATATAGGATTAAGATAAAATGGACACTACGAATTCCACTACAATGACACCTGATGGCGCTGATGGCGCTGATACCAACGATAATTGTGAGAATAAGATAATATCTGAGACTGTTGCTGAGTCTGTTACACGACCAAAGACGCAACAAGATTTGATAAGGGAATATTATCAAAACTTACAAAAACACAAGTATGAAAGATTTATCGAGATTACTATGAACCAGACTACATATACTCGCGAAGAGGCGATTACGAGTATTGAGAAACACAAGGGCGACATAACGCTCGTCATAAAAGAGTTCCTTGGAATACCTGATAAACGGGAAGAACGTGAGAAAGAGCTAAATTCAAAATCATTAAATCAAAAACGATATAGTGTTATTCGAGAATGTATGGACACTGCGGCTAAAAATTTTGCTATAAAACAGGAACAGGCGAAGAGATATAATGAAATGATCGAACGACGACAACAGAAATTAAATGAAGAAGTCGTGGCTAATAGTAATAAAACTCAATAATTTATGTTGGTATATGTTGGTGTATGATGGTTTATTTTTACATTCTTGTTAAAATTCTGTCGCATTCTGTACATACTTTTAGACTATCTACGTAGTATTTGGAGGTTATACATCTTCCGCAACATCTACAATGGTGTCTCCTTGTAAATACACCAAATTCTTCTCCTCCAATAGCTGAACGTTTACATACACCATCAGGAACCCATAATGACTCGGGGATAGGGAATAGATTATGTGTTACTAATAATGAACGCAATTGTGATCCAGTTCCATCCTTTAATTCATTATATAATTTTCTTATCATTTCTTTTGTTATACCCTCTCCTTCAAGTCGAAAAAGTATATAATTTTTTAAACATTGGGGAGATTCTCTTATCATTTTTTGCGTTTCACCGTCTACCTTTCCAAAAACTTTCTCCAATCTATCCTCTATATCGGCATCCAAACGCCTATCCACTGCTCCTCGTGCCAATAGAAACAGAGGTTGGTTACGTTGTTCATAAGGTGACTTTGGTCTACCACGTGCAACCGCCCCTTGGTTGGGTTGTTTCAATTGTCGTTTACCATCATCTGCTTCTTCTCCACCTAAATCGAGGTCATCTTCGCTCCCTGATGACAAAGATTGACGTGGTTGTTCTTTCCTTTTCGCACTTGATGATAAATGCATAGATTTAAATCCGGATGATTTTTCTAGACTTGATACAGCGGGTGTGCGTGCGCGCGTTGGAGATATTCCAAGTTCTTCATCCGTAAAATCCAAATATGATGGTTTCTTTCCTTTTACGCTTGGCGAATCAAACATCATATCCTGAAATTCTTCCATTCTTTTATTTACCTGTTGCTGAGCCATTAACATAGTATATTGCTTATCTTTCTCATATTGTTTCGCTTTTATTGCGTATTCTGGAACAGATATATCTCCTGCTTTTGGCATAGCTCGTAGTTTATGTTTAGCAACATATCGGTCTACATCAGGTATTGGTGCCATGCCTTTAACATCTTGAATTCCGGCAATAGCCATGTCAGCAATTATTTGTTGATCACGTTGTTTTATGCCGTATGCCTTTTCTGTAGAAGCAACGGGTAATGGTGTTATTTCGATTATTTCTTTTAACTCGTCACTATAATAGATATACTTACCTGTTTTGTCATTAATTCCTACAAAAAATAATTCACCTCCGCGTTGACTTCGGCGATTTCTTGTTTTTCTATTCGTATTTTTATACTTTCTTTTATTATTCGTATATTTAGTTCTAGTTTGTAATAGCATTTTATAATTTCTACGACGCGTATTTCTTTTTTTTATTTTACGTCTCTTTGTTTTGGACATATTGTTTATATATTATATAAATATTTATATAATATTTGTATAATTTTTATATTTCTATAAAAATGATACGACCTAATCATATACTCACATATTCATACAAATACACATATTCATACAAATACACATATTCATACAATACACATACAGTTTCCTCAATTAATCCCAAAAGCATTGTTTAGTATATTGCTCTTCAGTGGTTTATTTTTTTTAATATTTACAGAGTTCGTAGGTATAATTTTCGTATTCAGAAGGAAATCATTATTATCTTCATATAGTTCAGGTAGAATATGTGTAAGCGGTTTATTTACAACATAAATCATCTGGTCGCTATGAAATAATTTCCTATATTCTTGAATTGTAAGATTGCCGTAATATTTATTCAGCAAATAGTAAGGATTTGGCGCGATTTTAATACTCTTCTCATATTTGTATATCTTCCCATAAACCGAATTCAATAAATGATATCTTTCGAAACGCGTAGATGTGTCTATATTTTCATTCATAAGAAATGCCGCCGCGCATTCTGGCGAACAAAAACAACCATATACTTGATACCCCTCTTTAGAACAGGATTTCGGTATATAAATTGCCGGTGAGTCGAATTCGCAAGTGCACCAGAAACACGCCGAACGCTGTGTTCCACCTAAATTCTGACATATGTCGCTTTTGTGAAAACTGAGTTTAAGTTGATTAATCTTTCTCCATATTTCGCGTTCATTTAGGTTTGAGGCATCCATATCATTGTCGTTGTCAATATCGCGGTCTCTATCTTTACCAATACAAACATTATTCATATTATTTGCTCGAGACATTATATAATCATTGCTATGGTTGTTGCCATTGTTTCCATTGTTGCTATTACTATTACCACTATTATATAAGTTAATATCAGGAGAATATGTTACATTAAACATATTTGAGCTACATATATTACTCGTATTTGTGCTAAATCTGCTGTCTTCGGGTTGACGAATACTCTTTTCTGAAAATGGAAATTCGCCTACCGCATTACCACTACCACTACCACTACCACTACCACTACCACTCGATAAAGAAATATTTGGATCATACACCTTAAACATAGACGAATCACCATAGCTTGATAATATACTATTATTCTTTGAATCATCCATATTTGATAATGGTGACAGTTTACGAGAAGTTTCGATATTATGTAAACTGTTTTTTGATCCTATGTTTATTTCGCTGCCTGTTATTTGTGATGAATTATAACTTTCAACATTGGAATTATTGTTTCCGACATCGTCTAATATGTCTGAACCATTATTTGTTATATTAGAAAGAGAGCATTTTAGGTGTAGAATAATATTAGGCATATCATTTGTGTTGTTATTTTCATTGACGTGCTGTGTTATTATTTTTCCACCCTTGGGCTTTCTTCCTCTCTTTTTTGCTACCTTTTCTTCTGGTGGGGGTTTAGTGGCATTATTATCGGTATTTACTGAGTCGGCTTCATCATTTTCAGCATTATTCCCACCCTGGTCCGTGTGACCATAAGCATATACCACGACATCTGCATTTGTCTTCGACTCTTGATTTTTACAAACCCTGCGTTTACGTTTTTTTATAAGAGCATTAGCAGAATCATTTCCGGTTTCCACCGCTTCTAAAATGGATGTGACAGATTCAGGTGCTACTTTTGGCTTCACTGTTCGCTTCTTTCTTGTCTTCTTTTCAGGGACAATAATATTTTCTACTGTAGATAACTCGCTTGATATAGTTGTTTGTGCGGATATTACTGAATTTTTTTTACGTCCTCTTTTTTTCTTTTCTATAATAATATTTGAATAAATTTCGCCTCCGTAGTCGGTTAGTGCATTGGTCGTGGTCAGCAGACCCTGAGTGTTGTTTTGTGTATCTTCCATATCTATGGATGTTATATAATATAAATAAAAAGACGAATTTAAATCCTTTTCATATATTTTTTAAGATATATATTATAATGTGTAAAATACTATAGAATCCTATTGCATCCTATTGCGTCCTATTGCATCCTATTGAATCAAGCATCAACTTTTTTTTGTTTTGAAGAAGACATCTTTTCATAACAGGATCGACAAAGTGGCTTATAATTCTCGACACCTATTACAACCTGATCAGTCTCGTTTGTAATCCTATAACTAAATAAGCCTGCTTTCCCATTACGACATTCACTACAAAGGGATTTAAGCTTACAAACATTATCACAATATGGGATAAGGTCAAGAAGAGAACCGATTTTGTTTTTCTGAAAATCACCATCAAGTCCGCATATATAAACGCGCTTGTGTTCTTTCTCGACTAGGTCAATAACATATTTAATATCGGCAAAGAATTGTCCCTCGTTAATAAGAATTACTTCTGACTTGCTGATTTTTTCCGAATTGTTTTTAATCGTTTCGATAATACTCGTTCCCATAATACATGGAATCATTATCTTGTCGTGTGTTGACATAACAGCGTCTGCTGAGTATCTCGTATCACCAGAGTAATTTATTACAGTTACAGGTATATTACAATACATACATTGGTCGTAAATCTTTTTGAGAGTTGATGTTTTTCCTGAAAACATTGGCCCGAGAATTAATTCTAAATATCCTTCACCGCTATCAGAACCTGTGACACTAACTGTATTGTTGCTACGTGAAGAAGACGCCATTACGGTGGGTGATACGTTTGTTGTTTGGATGCCTTTAATACTATTCATTAATATTATATAATATATCATTTCAATTATATTTATCGGAAAAAAACTTATTAAAAATAAGAAATAGAATAATAGTAACCAATCTTTGTAAAAATATTATAAAAATTTGTTATGAGTAATGTATCCAAACAAAAGCAGTCTATTTGTAAAAAAATAAATACCCAGAATAAATTAATAGATAATTTCTATAGAAAAACAAATGTCGAACCGTTTCGCGATTGTTCTAGCCCTCCTAGCCCTCCTAGCCCTCCCATTCCCGACAATGTAATTATAAAGCCAAGTATAATTATAATACCTGTGCAGGTGTCTGTTCCAACGTCTACTATGCATAAAACGGATGTAGATACGAATGCTGATTCTGGTGATGGCGCTAGCGCTTACGTATATAATAAACAACCCATAAATGGATTTAGTTGTGGTGAGCTGATTGGCGATATGTGTGATATACCAAATGAATACTTAAAAAAATCGACACCTTGGGTGGAGAAATATCGGCCGTCTAGTTTTGATGATATTGTATTAGATCCGTTAAATAAGATGCTGCTTAAAAACGTAATCGACAACAATTATTTCCCCAACTTGTTGTTTTATGGGCCACCAGGCACTGGAAAAACGACGACAATTATAAATTTAGTAAATGCTTATCAGGAAAATATGAATCTTAAAAACAAGGGTCTTATGATTCACTTGAACGCATCGGATGAGAGGGGAATAGATATCATAAGGAATCAAATAAATAGTTTTGTAAATTCGAAATCTTTATTCGGTGATGGAATGAAGTTTGTAATTCTGGATGAGGTAGATTATATGACAAAAACCGCACAAATAGCTCTCAGGTATTTATTGAATAATTACAATAATAATTTTAATGTGCGGTTTTGTCTGATTTGTAATTATATTAGTAGAATAGACGAATCGCTACAAACGGAATTTGTTCGTATGCGGTTCAATCAATTGCCTGAAACCGATATACTCAAGTTCCTACAGAACATAAATATAAACGAGAATCTCAGAATAAAGGACGAAATTTTGGTTTCGATACAGAAGCACTTCGTGTCGGATATTAGAAGCATGATTAATTATATGCAGTCGAACCACGATATAATCCAGGAATGTAAAATAGTAAAAAATGAATTATGGGTAAAATTAACGGAGGATTTTAAGAAGAATAGAAAGCACACTGATATAGTGAAGAAGATAAATAAGATTAGTCGTGATTACAATATGGAGCAGAAGAATATTATAAAAAATTATTTGAATTATATTATACGTAATTACAATGTTACTAGTGAGCTTTTAAACAATATAGAGAATGTTATGCATATAAATGACTGTAAAACGCAACATATATTAAATTATATAGTCCATAAATTAAGAATATTTTTTGGATGTAATGTATAGTTTGCAATTTCGAGTTTCGAGTTTCACATTTTTATATGATTTTCATATGATTTTCATATGATTATGTATTGTATGTCGCATAAACCTAGTGCGTTTTTCCATTTTTATATAAATATTATATTATTAATTAATGTTTATATTGATTTTCCACAAATAAATAATTGAAACAAACTAACTTAAATAAAATAATATGAAGAAATATAGAACCTCCGCAAAATCCAAAAAGAGCCACTCCTATCCCACATCCACCAAACCACACACACACACGAATGGCTTGTATCGACGATGACTGGGAGAATTTCTTGACTCAAGGGACTATTATTTTATCAAATGAAAAAAACACGGCGAAGAAAAATATAAATAAGGTGTATTCTGAAAATGATAAAATATCGCAAAGTATGAATAGTATGAATAAAAAGGCAATGAATATAGTGAATAAAAAGGCAATGAATATAGTGAATTCGATGTCAGCACCCATACCGGCCGCCGATATGCCAGTGTCATCTCCGACCCCCAAGACCGCAATCGCGACCGCGCCAGCGCTTATCCGTAAACCACGAAACGTGAAAGGAAATATTTGCGAGAATGACTGCGATGATAGCAGTGACAATAATGGTGAGGTTGATGATATAGGCGATGATATCGGTGATGACGATATTGACTCTGATCCTATTTCCGACAACGACAATGACAATGACAGTATTCTGGAGTCAGAAGCACTTCTTGATGGAGATATTAGTAAACCAAAATGTAGCAATATATATATTTCCACGAAAACCAAAATATCATACTTAAATATACCTATTGATATTAAACGCGTGTTTTGGAATATACCTATTTCACCCTATTCCACGCCTAGCGAGTGTATCATTAAAAAACAAATAAAGGTTTCAACAACTGACCCTGCTGAGCTGAAAGAAATTAAGGAACTTCTCAAGAAGGAGAAATACTATCAAGAACAAGAAATTGAGCACATCGACAATCCGGAAGGGCGCATCAAATTTAAAGTCCAGCTTAAAATTAATGTTGGTCTATGTAAGAAGGATATCTTAAATTATCGCTGTAAACTCAAACGCGCATTCTTTAATTGCTTTGTTCTTATTATGCGAATAAAAGACGGTGCCACTGATTCTTTTAAAGAAATGCACTTGAAGGTATTCAATACTGGCAAACTGGAAATTCCTGGAATCCAGACTGACCAGTCTCTTACACAAGTATTAGATCTATTGATATCTATTTTGAAACCAATTGTAGGCGATTCTGTAGGATACATTCCCAATAAGTGTGAGACTGTTCTTATAAATTCCAATTTCAATTGTGGATACTTTATTAATCGCGACAAGCTGTATAATATTTTGAAATACAAGTATCGCATTAATAGCAACTATGATGCTTGTTCATATCCTGGAATTCAAAGCAAATTCTACTATATCCCTAAATTAGGAATCGAAAATCAAACTGGACAACAACCTACTCCTGCCGACGCTAACGAAGCAATCGAAATATCATTTATGATATTTAGAACAGGTAGCGTTCTGATCGTGGGGCGTTGTGATGAATACGTATTACATTGTATCTATAACTTTCTTAAAAAATTATTGGAAGCGGAATATCCAGAAATCGGGAATAAACTTAACATTATTGAACCGAAAAAAAATAATGTCAAATTGCGTCGCAAAATTATTAATGTTGTTGAAGATATTTGAGTTATTAAGACAAACTACTATTATTTATACAATTATACATTTTTTTATTATGATTTTTTTATTATGATTTTTTTATTATGATTTTTTTATTATGATTTTTTTATTATGAATTTTATTATATATTATAGATTTTTATTATAATACATATTATATGTTTTTTAATAATACATATTATATGTTTTTTAATAATATATATTATATGTTTTTTTATTAATAAGTATTTAAAGATTATTAAATTTGTTAATTATATAATATGAGTTCAAATAGTCATCAATCATCTTCTGCTCCCTCTAACGCCGCCGCTGCTGCCACTTCCTCTACTGGAGGTGCTAAGACCAGCGAGTCTGCTTACCGTCTGCCCTCTAATGTCTGTTTACAGCATTGTACTAAACTTGCAATTGTTCAAGATAAGCCCATTATGATGGATTACTGGACCCCTTCCCTTGATAAGTCAATTATCATTGGTGTTAAAGAGACGGGCGAAAAGCTTCTTGTAAAAAGTGAGGACGAGTATACTAGCCCTATTGCTAATATCTACAAGGTTGAGACCGAATATATTATTGTAACTGAGAATTCCATTTACCTTATTTCAAATGAGACTCCCTCAAAGAAGATTAGTTGAAGTGAAGCAATAATTACTAAGTTTCTAACTATCTAGTATTAGATTTATATTTACACGTATCAAATATATATATTTAATCTGAAAAATAAATTGAATCGGTTTTTGTTATATAATTCAATATAACAAAAAATTTAAATAACAAAATAAATAACCATAGTATGTATATGATTACCAAACCACAAAATAATAATGCAACACCTGTTCACGAAAAATTTGAAAATTACGACGATTATGACTCCTCCTCCACGTCATTATATTCCCAAGAGCTGTATCGACAACGACACATCGGTATGCGCGACCAACGTTTCGCAAGTATTGCCCTAGACGAAGCATCCAAATCGACCCTACTTATGCAGCACGGATGTATCGCCGTTTTAAATGGGAAAATTATCGCGAAAGGATTTAATAACATACGCTCTCATTCAAAGGATGGTTTACTCAATTTTCGCAAATGCTGTAGCGCCCACGCTGAGATTTGCGTTCTTCACAAAATATGTATTAACGACTTGCCTAAAAAAATAGTTCAAAAATTGGTCCTCTATATTGTCAGGAGATCACGGAGTGGAGATATGGCGGAATCGGCACCATGTTTTCACTGTACTATGCGAATGAAAAAACTAAACATAAAGGCAATCGTTTTCAGCAACAGCGAAGGCGAGCTCGAAAAACGTAGGATGAATGAATACACCAGCAATAAAATTACATATGGTGGGAAACGCGTTATAGAGCCGACGTTTTATATTCGGTAAATGAGGTGGGTGGGTGAATATATAGAGTATTTATATTTTTTATTTATTTTTTTATTTCTTAGGTGGTGATGCGTATCCAATCACAGCACACGCGATTCTCTTTCCTGCGTGACCGGTTATCAAACTATCAGGCTGTCCACCTTGTCCGCAATCATCTTCATCCGCGTGAATAATAAGACCGCGGCCTATAATATTTGTTTTTGTCCCGCGAAGGCCGATTACATCGTCGTAAAATATATATTTTGCTTCTCCTTTTGCGTTCGACTTTAAATTCCCAAGATCGCCCACGTGACGATCTTTCATACCAGGGCATCCGTGTGTTTTATTATAGGGATTAAAATGGGCACACATACTTTCACACGAGTCGCTCATATCTCCATACTCGTGAACGTGAAATCCGTGAAGACCTGATGTTTTCAGACCTGTCAAATCTACATCGATACGGATGCGCGAGTTCGATGGCTCTTCCGTGAATCTTACTGTTCCTTTTACTTTCTTATCATTAAAAGTGGCAATAGCCTTTATTGGGTTTGACGCGTCCTTCGATAGTTTCATATACTGCATAGATAGATAATCACTATATATTATTATATGGGTTTATTTTTATATATTATTTTTATATGTTATTTTATACTTTATTTTTAATTATTAAATAGGTCAAAAACAACCCAAAAAAGTTCTTTGAAAATAGATCTAATATATTATAACACGTATTTTTAATTTCATATGGCAATAAAGCAACAATGCCATAAATTGACCAGAAAAACAGAAAATATGTAAATATTTTAAGACCCGTATCCCCTATTTCAACATAGTTTTTATAAATCATATAGTAATAAATTATAAATGGAATAAAACCTAAAAATACACCTAATGTTATAGGTATTATTGAAGTTTCTCCAAGATAACCAAATAAAAGCATCGCCCAGTTTAAAATAAGTATTACAGAAATAGTTTTAAATTCTTTGTAAAATAGTTCAAAATACTTTAATTCACCTTTATTGTTATCGGGTGTATTTAAAAATATTAAATAAAACATCAGTGTAAGAAGCATAGTTGGTGTTGAAAATGTCCAATCAATATATCTTTTTGGTGTAATATTCGCAATATTTTTGAAGTCATTTAACCAATACACATAAAATGAACCCTCTAAAATTTGAACCGTAAACTCCGCTGTTAATAATTTTTTAAGAAATGAAAACTTGTATGGGACCTTTATAAATAAACCAATAATATCTACTATTCCTGTTATGGCTTGAACTATAACAGAAAATAATAATGATTTATATATTTTTGAGTTCGTATTATTCACCATATTATGCTATATATTAATATACTAATATTATGCTATATATTAATATACTAATATTAATATTATTATATTAATATAATAAAATACAAATATGAATTTATTTTTTAAAATGTTAATATATACGTGTTAATATATACTTATTCATACGACGATGTCTTATTCTATAGCAAACCCACAACCATCTCAATATGAAGATATTTATCTTCCCAATAATAGTGGAGATATACATCATTTACCTGTTTACTCTAGGCGCATCCGCTCCCCTTATTCCTATGAACCGTCTCCTATCTTCGGTCAAAGAGATAGAGATGAAATGATAAAAATTGATTATAATCAAGTAGCCCGAGATGCCGAAGAATTTAGAAGAAGGGGATATGTGCCCCTTCCTGAACTCCCGCCTGATTGGGTAGACTTTATAGCACGGCATCTATATGGTAAATCTAATAACTTTGTTCGAGCATTTATGAAGCGTTATATTATAGCCGATACTCTCATTACTAGGGATCACGAAGTGCGGTTGCGAAGATATGTATCAGATATACTTAAGAGAGTTCCTACAAAAGAAAGCCAAGAAGAAGCAATACAATTTCTTAGAGATATGTGGGAAACTCATATATCACTAGACCCAACTGACCCAGATACATATGAACTTCTCGTATTGTTTATAGATACAGAAGCATTACATAGAATGTTTGAAAATGAGGTTGAATATAATCAAAGCGGTCGTGTTAGAACTTCGCCTATGCAGGCAAGTAGGGTAAGGGGTGTAGGCGTTAGAAGTAGTCGAAGACGGCGACAAAGATCTGTAAGCCCTGATGAAATTTATAATGGAGGAAGAAGGTGTAGAGGAATACGCGGAGGAACACGTGGAGGAACACGCAAATATCGACTAACAAAAAAGTCTAAGCGTGGTGGACACGATAGACACGATAGATACGATAGACACGACGAATATAGCTCGCCGAAACAACAGTTACCCGAAGTATGGATGAGGAAATGTAATGATGGTAAATGGGAAGAATTGTCTAAAGTAAAAAATGTCCAAAATGATGTGACCGAAATCGAAAATGAAGTTCATGGAGTTCGTGGAGGATTTATTACTCCTTCCTCTAACACGCATTCCAAACGTTTATCATCGGGGCGATATTTGCGTTTTAATTGGAAGGGAGATCCATCTGTTCACGCGAATAGTATAACGAATATAGAGTATATAGGTAAATACGCAAAATGTGAACTTGAAAAACGCCGCCCCAAAAAAAATGGATTTACTCAAGATTTTACTAATCATAGATAATATTATCGATGGGTGGTGGTTCGGCACGATGCTGTGCCACACTTACTTACTGGCGATAACCATCGCGATATTCAGGGAATCCGATCTTGGCAAGTAATTGGAGCTGGCGCATTGTCATTGCCATACTGCCACCAGAATGCCCGACCTGCATATTGTATTGAACGGCTTCGACAACCATGTCCCC